TGATGGGTGGAAACTCGGTCTTTTAAAAAATATTTCTCAAAAATAGGACACTTTCCCAACTGGACCTCTTGACTTCTGTGATTATAGATAGTATTGTGTTCTCATAAGCAAAAGGAAAATGAAACTTCCAAACTGGCAACACCATTCTCGCAAGGAGCAGAAGCGGAAACTCAAACCGCAGGCACTCCGACAGGCAAAGGCACGACTCAAAGCCTTTAAGAAAAAGCACTCTTCGGAGTGTTTTTTTTTTATAAATAACTAAAAATACAATAAGTAGAATGAATTCGCAACAAGTTCAAGATATGCGTCTCATGTACGAGGCAGTTTATAATGATGAATTGTGGGAATTGGCAAATGAATATAATAATACCATATATGATGAAGACATTGTTGAAGTAGCAACTGAGTATTTTTATACTTATGGACTCAATGAAGATGGAATTGATATTTTGATTGAAAAGGTTGGTCTCGATAACTTTGTAGAATTTGTTTATGATCTTTCTGAAGATCTTACTATTCTTACGGAAGAAAGATCAGCAAGAGGAAGAAGACCTGGATCCGAATCTTATGCTGATGTGAAAGCAAAGATTGATGCCAAAGAAGCGGCGAAAAAGAAAGCAAAAGAGGAGGCACAAAAGAGAAAGGAGTCTGAAAGAATGGAACCAGCATCTAATGGTGCTGATACTGAATCTAAAAAAGAACAACCAAAGTCAAAACCAATCAGAGATGCAATTGCAAGACAAATTCTTGCAGGTATGGAGCGTCACCGTAAAGCAACTCAAACTGCTGGTCGTCTTGCAAGTGAAACTGGAAATACCTTAGGTAAAATTGCTTCTGTAACTCGTGAAGCAGGTCGTCGTGCGAGTGAGCATGTTAAAAAGCATGGTTTGAAATCACTTGCAAATGAAGAAGTTGAGAACTGGGTGAATTCACTCATTGAAGAAGGTTACGACCTGAGTGATTATACTTGGGAAGAGATGGCAGAGATTTATATTGATGAGGCAGCAAAGAGATCTCCTAAAAAAGTAAGAGGAGCAAAAGACACAAAATCATATCAGGATGGTAGATCGCAAGCGGGTATGATGGTCTCTGGAGATTCTCAAGTAAGTGGTGCTGGATATATGCGTCGTGGAGGTGGGATACAAACTCAAACAGATCCTAATGAGCGTCAACCGCAGCAAGGTAGAATGGATCGTTATACCCGCGATGAGATGGAGTATCGTAAGGCAAGGTTGAAAAAAGAATCTCATGACCTCTTTGACACAATCCTTGAGCACCTAATTGCCGAAGGTTTTGCCGATACAAATGAAGCGGCACTTGCTATTATGGCAAATATGAGTGAAGAGTGGAGAGAAGAGATTCTTGATGAGGCAACAATCCGTTCCGTAACTTCACCATCAGGAAAAAGAATATATAAATCTCCAGAATATTCTTCTGACGAAAGAGCAAATATAAGCAAAACCACTCACCAACAAAAAAGACTGAAGCAAAGACATTATGCATCAACGTCTGATGCAAGAGATGATCAAAGAAGTTTTGAACATGATGAAAGACAAGAAACAAAGAAAAGAAAACATCCTACTAATATAATGAATGCTAAACCTGGAGAGTCTGAACATTATGGTGCAGATGAGGGTGATGGGTATCATTATGATACAGTTAAGACAGATCGCAACGCTCGCAAACGCAGAGCAAGTGGTAGATAAAACCAATTCCAAAACTGGCACACAAGGGGGTTTCACGACCCTCTTTTTTTGTATAGTACCTTCATACGACACCTAAACTAAATGTCTAATAAATTTGAGATTCGTGGAATGCTTGCCCGTCTTCTGGCAACAGAGGACATCATAGTTGAACATAAAAAGGTAGAAACTGCCTGCTTTAATGTTCATACTCGGATTCTTACTTTGCCGCTTTGGGGAAAAGCAAGTGATAATGTCTACACTATGCTCGTCCTTCACGAAATTAGTCATGCTTTATTTTCTCCGAATATTGATTGGACCGAAACTCATAAGGTTCCTCAACAATTTGTAAATATTGTAGAAGACGCTCGTATTGAAAAACTTTGTAAGAGGAAATATCCAGGTTCCCCCAAGACTTTTTACGCTGGATATAAAGAACTTCACGAACAAGACTTCTTTTCCATCAAAGATGATGACCTTTCAATTCTAAATCTTGCCGACCGTGCGAATCTTTACTTCAAGGTTGGTAATTTCTTGACTCTTGAATTTACCGAGAGGGAGCAAGAAATTGTAGATATGATCGGTAATGCAGAAACCTTTGATGAGACTCTGGATGCTGCTAAGGTTCTTTATGATTACTGTAAGCAAAAGCAAGAAGAACAAACAAAACTTCCAAGTTTTGATAATCACGAAAAGTCTTCTGGTTCTGGTGCCGGAGAGCAACCCGAAGAACAGCAAGAACTTTCTCCCGAAGAGGATGGTGAAGGTGAGAGTGATAAGCAACAGACTTCTGAGTCTGAGCAACAAACTCAAGGTGAAAAGTTTGAGGACCAGAATACTCAACAAACTGGTGGAGAACATGCTGAACCAGATGTGAAGACTATGAGTTCTCTTGAGGAAAACCTCAAGGAACTAGTGAATAATAACATTCAAGAAACTAATTATATTGAAGTTCCTAAATTGAATCTGGATTCTGTGATTGTTTCTAATCAAATCATTCACAATACTTGTAAGGAAACTTGGGATAAGCAACTCATTATTCTAGATGATAGTGAAATCTTTACCACAGTGGATGCCGAGTATGTAGATTTTAAGCGTTCGGCACAAAAGGAAGTCAATTATCTGGTGAAAGAGTTTGAGTGTCGTAAGGCAGCAGACTCTTATGCCAGAGCATCAGTTTCTAAGACCGGTGTTCTGGACTGTATCAAACTTCATACCTATAAGTATCAGGAGGATTTGTTCAAGAAAGTAACCACATTTGCCACCGGTAAAAATCACGGTCTGGTTTTTATTCTTGATTGGTCTGGGTCTATGAGTAATGTTCTTATGGATACTGTCAAGCAACTTTATAATCTTATTTGGTTCTGTAATAAGGTGAATATTCCTTTTGAGGTTTATGCCTTTACAAATGATTGGAACTATAGGTCTTCATATGATGCCGATGGTAAAGTGACTAGTACTCCTAAAGAACATGCTGTTCGCAAAGAAAATGAACTAGTGGTTGATTATACATTTGGTCTCCTGAATCTCTTTACCAGTAAGGTAAAAAGTTCGGTTCTTGATACTCAACTCAAAAATATCTATCGGGTTGCCAAACAATATGATCGTTCTAATTGTGGGAGTTACAGGTATCAAGCTCCTCATAAACTAACTCTTTCCGGAACTCCACTGAATGAGTCGCTTGTTGCCTTACATCAGATTCTTCCACATTTTCAGAAAGAACATAAACTTCAGAAAGTCCAGTGTGTAATTCTGACTGATGGTGAAGCTGCTCCTCTAAAGTATTATCGGGAAGTTAAACGGCACTGGGATAATGGAGAGTCTTATTTGGGAACTCATTACATTCAAGATAATTCTTATCTTCGTGACCGTAAGACTGGAAATGTCTATAAGTTTTCTGAAAAAAACTGGAATAATAATACTTCTTTTAGCGACCTTCTTCTCCGAAATCTTCGTGATAAGTTTCCTAGCGTGAATTTTATTGGAATGCGTATTCTTGATGGTCGTGATGCTGGGCATTTTATTCGGAATTATACTGGTTATGTTGGAGATGAATATCTCAAAGTAATGGCACGATGGAAGAAAGAACGTAGTTTTGCCATCACCTCTTCTGGTTATCATACTTATTTCGGGATTTCTTCCTCTGCTCTCAATAGTGATAGTGAGTTTAAGGTTGCCGAAGATGCCTCAAAGGCACAAATTAGAACCGCATTTGTCAAGTCTTTGAGTTCTAAAAAAATGAACAAAAAGATTCTTGGTGAATTTATTCAATTAGTTGCTTGAATTATTATGAAAAAAACTGACAACATAGATAAACTTTTGATTATTGACCACACTAATAAAGTCATCACTCAAAAAAGAGAATTAAATCCTCCATCATTTAATGCTCGTTTTAGAGGTAAAGTTAAGGAGAAGTATCCCGACTACGAACTAAAATGAACCACTTTCCAAACCGTCCATAGGGGGTCCCACGACCCCCTTTTTTATTGCCATAATACTAAACAGATGAAGACATATAAATAATACTATCATCTGCTTTATAAAAATGACAAACGAAATTAGAAATAAAAAAGAAAGGGAAAGGTATTCTAAAAAAATCCAAGACTCTAATTTTAAAGAAGAAAAAAGAAAGAGGGATTTGGAGTATTACCATAAAAATAAAGAGACAAGAGTTGCTAAACAAATAGAAAGAAGAAAAGAACTTCTAAAAGAGGCAAAAGAAAAACTAGGTGGTAAATGTGTTTGTTGTGGGGTACTTGAAAATCTTGAATTTGACCATATTGATGATGCCAAAAAAGAACATAATGTGACAAACGCTGTTCGTAACATAAGAGAAGTTTTTTGGAATGAAGTTGAAAAGTGCCAATTGTTATGTGTAAAATGTCATAATAAAAAAACAACTGCTCAAAAAAGAGCAAAACAAAATCTTTGGTTAAGTTTGTCTCTTGAAAAAAGAGAAGAATTGGTAAATAATGAGTTGTGCCACTTTGGAAACCGTCCATAATGATTTTCAAATGGGACAGTTATGCCCTATAATAACTACAGTTCAAACAAAACAACTACACTATGACTCGCACCAAAATGACCGATGAGCAAATTATTTCTAGTCTTAAAGAAAATTTTGGTACAGAATTGACTACCGCCGATATTAAAGGTTTTTGTGCTGCTAAAAATCTTTCTTATCCTACTGTAACTCGCCGCCTCGAACAATTTAAAATTAATCGTGGGAGGTGGAATCTTGAAGTAACTAGTGAAACAGTTGAAAATTTAGAGAATACTTTTAACTCTCCTTCTGTTCTTGGTATTGGTATTATTGAAGCAGTAAAACAAAATCTTGTTCCCGATAAAGATGCTACCTTTGTCAAGTTTGGTAATTTTACTGACATTAAAAAAATTATTCAGTCCCGTCTTTTTTATCCTACGTTCATTACGGGTCTTTCTGGTAATGGTAAAACGTTCTCGGTGGAACAGGCGTGTGCTCAATTAGGTCGGGAATTGATTCGGGTCAATGTTACGATTGAAACTGATTCTGATGATTTGATTGGTGGTTTCCGACTTGTGAACGGTGAAACTGCTTGGCATAATGGACCTGTGATTGAGGCACTTGAGCGTGGTGCTGTATTGCTTCTGGATGAGGTTGACCTTGCTTCCAATAAAATTCTGTGTCTCCAATCCATCCTTGAAGGTAAGGGTGTGTTCCTGAAAAAAATCGGACGGTTCATCAAACCCGCTCCCGGATTCAACGTGATTGCCACCGCAAACACGAAGGGAAAGGGTTCTGAGGACGGTAGGTTCATCGGCACCAACGTGCTCAACGAAGCGTTCCTGGAGCGGTTCTGCGTGACCTTTGAGCAACCATATCCTGCTCCCGCAATCGAACAGAAAATCCTTGAGGGTATTGCTCTGGATTTGGGTGTGGAAGACCGCGATTTTTGCAAGCGACTTTGCGATTGGTCTGATGTGATTAGAAAAACGTTTTATGATGGTGGTATTGAGGAAATCATCTCCACCCGCCGACTGGTTCATATTGTCCGTGCCTATAGCATCTTTGGTGATAAGGCAAAGGCAATTCAAGTTTGTATCAATCGTTTTGATGATGAAACCAAAACTGCCTTCTTGGAACTCTACGACAAGATTGATGCCGATTTTGTAATGCCTTCCGAAACTCTTGAACTGACTATTGAGGGTGGTAGGGAGATTGACATTAACCTTCCCTTCTGATATAATTGGGGAAGGTAAATTATGACTTTCCCCAATTATGTTTGGACCCGAGGACGAACATAATCTTATCAATAAATTCAATCTCACTATGAATGGTGAGACTGGCATACTTAATGTTACAAAAACTCCTGTTACTATGACTGATAAAACAAATCATCTTTGGAAATACAACGAAGATAAAATTCTCAAAGATGTTGAAGAATATGTGACTACTACCTATCACGGTCATTACTGTGGTGATAGTGATGGTTATGCTGATATACAGACTATTGACCTGATGGCAGCAAAAAAAC